CACGCTGACATGCTGCTCGGCTTCGAGCATCTTGTAGGTGAATTCGATCTGCGGGATGCCCCACTCTTCGAAACCCTCGACATTCAGATTCTGGCTTTCACGACGGGAGAGAACCTGAATGTAGTAAGCCATAAAGGAGTCGGCATTCGTGATGCCGTTGGATGCCATAAGGGTATCCAGTCCGAAATACTTGTTCATAGTTCTACTCGTTTACGAAAGTGATGTTGGTGAGGTAGGGCTGATAGACAGCGGGGACAGCGGCGATGCGCTTCGCGAGGACCTGGCCCTTGGTGACGACGGTGCCGGTGGCACCCTTGTTGCCGATGAGGACGTCCTCATAGAGGAGACCGGTCGGGAGGGCTGCGGCCTTGTTAGCGCCAGCCTCGACAGCCATCACGAGGATGTCGCCGTCTGAGAGCGCACCGAGGTCGTTGGCGGTGATAGTGAAGGTGTACTCGCCTTCGTGGTCGCCGGTTCCGACGCTGGTCGGGGCGGGAAGCTTCTTGGCCTTGGCCACGACGTTGTTGGAGCCGTTCTTACCGACGATGAGGTCCTTGGCGGGCTGGACAGCACCGCTGACGGACTTCAGAACCACGGAGGTATCGGTGGCAAGGACAGCGCCCACGACCTCGAAGGTCTCGAGGACGATCGCCTCGGCGCCAACCTTGGGCACGTAGACCGGAGTACCGACGGGAATGACGTTGCCGACCGGCTGGTCGTTCAGCGTGCAACCCGCAGGATAGAACTCATCGACGTGGAGCCAAATGGGAAGCTTGCTGGCTGCGTATGAGGACGTCGACTCGTTGAAAGTGTTTCCGTACTTTTTCATGGGTCACTTTTTTTGTTAAACTAATTGGACTCTTCGGGCTGAAGTTTACCGGCTTCCTCAAGGTGCTTCACGGTGGAGGAGAAATCGTATTCGCCCTCCTTCTCCTTACCGGCCTCGAAAGGCTTCGTGGTGTCAACGCCCTTGCGCTTAACAAGTTTGTTGAAATACTCCGTGGCGCTACCGCTGAGCTCTTCTGCGGTCATCTTACCGCCCTTTGCTTCGTTCAGCTCGAAAGCACGGTCCCAGGCGTCTTCTGCCTCGTCCTTGAATTTCGTGGTCCACTTGTTCGCGAAGAAGGTTTCCTTCGCCTTGACCTTTGCTTCCTTTGCGGAATTCTGCGCTTTGTAAGCTTCGAACTCGTCCTTCACAGTTTTGACGGCGGCTTCTGTGGATTCCTTGATGAGCTTTGCGATGGCCTTAGTCGTAAGCGGCGGGTCATCGTCGTCAGGATCATCGTCGTCGTCTCCGTTGCCTTCGCCCCCCTTGTCGTCCTTGTTCGGATGCTTTGCCATGTAATCCGCGAGGTCATCTTCGGCCTTCTTTTTGGCCTTCTGAATGCCGTCGATTTCACCCTGGATTGACTTGGCGATGAGTTTGACATCGTCGCCCTTTACAGCGGTGGCGATCTCCTCCTCATTGGTGACAGTCCCCTTCGATACGATGTAGTCAGCGAGCCTGCCGATGGTTTTGTCGCCGAACCCAAGTTCCTTGAACTCTGTTTTCAGCGCTTCTTCGATTTTTTTCTTCATATATATGCTAGGTTAGGATGAAAAATCTTCGTCGCAAATATAAGAAAAAAGATAAATTCGCACAAAATTTAGAAGAAATTTAATTTCGTGTTACTCCGTGATGCTCTTGCCAGGATCGTTGTTATCGATCTTCGGTTCATCCGGGTTATTCTCTTCTTCAATAGGTGCGCTATACTTTTGTTTCATTGCGAGTTCTTCTTCCCATTCCTTGTTGATCTGGTCGTAGTCTCCCTTATACTGGGAGCCGAGCTCATTCAGAGCGGCCTTGCGGGACAGGACACGCGCGTAAACCTTACTGGTTACGATTTCGGTCAGCTCCTTCTCGTTCTGAGGGATCCAGACCTCCTGCCAGACGGATACGCGGAGACCGTCCATCTTCTGGATATCACCCTCTATTTTGCCGACTAGGCGCTTGAACACCTTAACCAGATGCCGGATAGGCTTATTGTATGAGATCCAGCGCTGCTTCGCCCATTCAATTTCCGGACGAAACAGAATCTTGATACTTGTCGAGCTGTCCGCCCCTTGTTTGAGAATCTCCGGCTCAATGATTGCCGTCTGACTTCCACGAATGATGTTGTCGTTCAACTGCTTGAAGTGCACCTCTGCGATGTTGCTAGCATCCGGCGGTACGGCGAATTTGACATCGCTGTGAGCTAGCGTGTCGGCTGTTCCCTTGATGGCGATCGTTTTCGCGTTCATCTCGGTCGGAGGAAGGCTGGTAACCTTCTCGGATTTCAGAACAAGGATCGGGTACGCGGTGTCCTTCACTTCGTTAGCAACATATGATGCTGCGTTCTCGTGAGCCTCGATCGATAACTCGACAGGGCCCCAGCTCGTATCCGGCACGCGGAAATATGTAAACTGGTTCATGTCGGAGCCGATCTGTGCATCCTTCCGACGGATAAGCACCCACCCGTCATCACTGATCTCCCTGTGTGTGACAAGGTTGATGAGCCTGTTGAGGAACGGGGACACCTTCGCATCATCTGGATCTGCATGAGTCCATGTCTCGATGGTCCTGGTAGAGATGATGTCGCACATCTCCTTCCCTTCTTTCCAGTACTGTATATAATATATAGGATTACCGTCTTCATCTTCCTGCGGATAGATCGTATGACCCTTCTCCGTTGAGTAGACCTCCCAATCGATCTCGCCGTCGTTTGTCTGGTACACGAGGATACCAGCATCGCCGGACCGCTCCGTGTAGTACACGCCCTCGGTAACACCGTCACGGATACCACTCGCGTCCATCCATGACATGAGCGTTTCATAAGTGTCGAAATCCGTGGTCTCGTTTGCAAGGTCGAACACGCCAGAGCCAGTCAGATGTGCGATTTTGTTCCCGCTGATGAAGAGCTGCCAGCCGAGTGCGACGGACTCGAGATCGTCATACCCCTGGATGACCAGTTCTTCCTTCCCGTTCGCGTCCTTCTTTCCGGATGGTCCCCAGATCGGGCGCGTGGACATGTACTTTGAGTTGATGGGGTGAGCAGCAGGGCTGAGTTCGTTGAGGAAGTCGGCCGATGTCAACTGGACAAAGGCGCTATCCAAGGTCCCTCCAGGAAGCGGCTTATAGTTCCTCGCGTATGCGAGAGAAACCTTGTCCGGGTGGACCCGCCGTACCCAAGGTGCCTTCGTGAAGTTTTTTGAAATGACCATAGCAATAATCGCGATTATTTGTTATACCCATACGGCCGTGCGTCCACGACCGTAGTTGCTGAAAAATCCTTCGTATGCGTCATCCTCAACCTCTCTGGCCGCTTGCTTCTTCGGCCGTGCATCCAGCTCGAAGAAGGAGCGCAGGCAGATGGAGTCCATAAGGTCCGGTGAGTTTTTCTGGTGACGCGACTTATATTCGTCCTTTGAGAGGTAGTAGATGCGCTTGTTACGAGTCGTGGACACGAAGAGGTCGATCTCGTCAAAGAGGATATCGCGAAGGGTGCGCATAATTCCCTTTCGCCCATATTGATACAGGCCGTTGAGATCCAGGCTTGTACTTAGCTTCCCTGTCTCGATGAGAACACGTGTCTTCCCGAGAAGCTGGCTTCTGACGTTGAAGTACTGTTCGAAGGTGACCTGGTTCCCGTTCTCGTCATACTCCTGTATAGCGGCCTTGTTGCTCGTGATAGGGTTCGCGTTCACGTAGCTCTTGAGGAAGAAGCCCATGCCTGTGGCATCGAACGCGAAGTTCCTCATCGGAACGCCGTACTTAGAGAGCATCCCCTCGATCCACGGCACGATCTGCTTCATGTCGCCCTTGTACGACTCGATTGCGATGAAGCGAAGTCCCTTCCAGACAATCATCTGACACACGTCGGAATTCGACTCGGCGCCAGAGATATCGAGGGTCGCGTACATCTCCTCGTCGTCAGTGAGAGGGTTTGAAGGGAGGTCCAAAATCATCTGCTTCGTGACAGAAGACCTTTCGTTGTTCACGGGTCCAAAGTACGCTCCCTTCAGAATGTTACGCTGCGTGGCGCCAGTAGCATGCAGATTAGCAACAGATCCGCCTCCGGTCGCTGACACAAGCTTGAGGTTGTCCGACGCCTCGCCGGTGAACATCGTGAAGGTCTTGACCATGTCCTCCTCGGTCAGTCCAGCCTTTCGGTCTGCTTCAGACAGCGTTATACCGGCAGCTATCGCAACTTCCTTGGCGCTGTCTCCCCAGATGACGTCGTCCACATTGTCTCCCTTGAAGTAAACCCACCTAGTTTTCCCGTTCATCCAAGGCTTGATGTAGTACGTGTCCGGGTCGATGTAGCCTCCGTTAATCAAGAAGGTGGTCGTCCAGTGCGTGTACTCCGGGTTGAAGGACATGGAGATCAAGGGCTTCATGCCGGATGAGTCTCTGTTACGGGACATCCAATACGTGAACATTCGGAACGGCATGTCGGACCCTTCGTCGATCTGGATGATACTGGCCTGGTTCTTCTTCGCCAGCTCCTTGAAATCGTCCCACTCGGTCGGGTTCTCGATGTTGAAGTTGCTGTGGATAAGCTGGACTGCCGAGTTCCACTTTGACCATGCGAACGTAGGCGAGTCGCTGGACGACACCTCGCAGTTGGAGAAATTCCCGAGAAGCTCGACCGCGTCCCTATAGATGGACGTACCTTTCTTCGAGTCAGCAAGCCTCATGGAAATGAATCTACCAGAGAATCCGGGCTTGTCGATACCGCCAAGGAACTTCATGAGCATACTGTAGGTCTTGCCCATGGTAGCAGCACCGCATAGGAAGATGATATTGCTCTCGCACTTGAGAAAATTCTCCTGCAGACCCGGCTGAGGCATGAAGTCCTTCTTCTCCCGAAGAGTAAAGTTGCCGACCTTGTCCCAGCCCTTCTCCTTCACGGTGGGCAGCATCCTCTCCACATGCTCGTAGAGAGGGGGAAATTTGGCATCTTTATTCTTTAGACGGAACACAGTATTGCAATTTTTGCAAAGATAATAAAATTTCGTATCTTCGCGCAACACCTATTCAATTTAATACGGTTGCCAATCTGGCATAAAAAAGAGCACCCACGTCTTGGGTGCTCCCGTTATTAAATGGGTCCTTCGTCCGTTTCGGGCTGCTGCTGATCCAGATCGAATGCCCAGCACTCCAGCTCGCAGTACCACCGGCCGTTCTGAGCTTGGCGCGTCTTCGCGTCGAACTTGAAGGTGCCGGACTGGCCCTCACGCACGTTTTCCATCTCGGACGCCTTCCTCATGCTCGAGAGAAGAATGTCCTTCGGATACTGTCCATCCTCGTATCTGATGACGAGGAACGCCTTCTTCCAGAATCCACGGGCCGATGTGCCGGACTCCGAAGCAGGCTTCGCAATTACT